GTTACCGACATTCCCTAAGATAGTTACTTCATATTCAATCTTATTATCATCATTGATGGTAATCGATAGCATCTGAATGTACCCATTAATCTGATTCTCATCATCAATGGTCAATATCGCTTTAACTTTTGCATTCGTATTGAAACTACCATCAGTAACATTCACATCGAAGATGTTACCAAACAGCAGATTGTTATTCTTTGTTCCTGGTATCTTAATGGTCTTTGAATAATTACTATTCCTCTTCTCAGGGAATCTAATATCAGCTATTGAGAAGTTTAATGGTGTTGATACATCATCATACATATCAATGCTTCCGCTACTTGGTAAGAATATCTTTGTTCTGCTCATTATAGTCTTTGTCTGTATCTATCGTAACTCAATGTATATTCTAACTGTAAATTAAACAGCTTCTCATTTACTACCTTTTTCTTCTCAAAGGATGTGTTGGTTATGTTAATCGGTATCAGATATGCACCATCATCTAATCTCACATCAGGTGAAGTAACTAACTGCTCTAACCATGCTAACTGCTCCTCTGTTACCCAATCACTCTGAATGCTTACCTTATCCTTAATCCTTGTATGGTATTGTGAATATGCTCTGTCATTCGGACTATTTACAAACGAGTAACTGCTACCATAAGAACCTAAGTCTTTCTTAAATATTGATCTCTCGATGTCCATTGTCTCCTTACTAACTAAGGTAAAGTTAAACGTATCATACCCACCTAATTCATTTAAGAACTGTAATCTTCGTTTCTCATATCGGGAGCAATTCTCAACAATGTCATATCTTGCATCAATCGATAACGCTACATTTGAACTGTTAAATGTCTGAACAGTATAGTAAGATTCTGCACCGGTTAATATCGGTTGAACTCCTAATGTGAACTGAGCATCGGGAATGTCTAAGATGTTATAACATCCAGTCGGTATTCGTAGAAATCTACTTGTAGTATATTTGTTATCTATTTTAAATGTACCTATCAATGTACCTGCACTATTGTAAGTCATTACCTTAACATAGCTTGTATCTAAGTTAAAATTATTCCAATACAGCCATGCATTATCATCTACCATCAATTCCATTCCACTCTTTACATATGGATTCTCTGTTAAGAAATCACCGATATAAGTACCACTTGAGTAATTACAGAATGTAGGATAGTCTAATACTGCATTCCATAAATACTTACCTGATACTGTTGTAAGATTCGGATATACTACTGTTCCACTTGATCCATATGCCTCACCAAACTTTACCTCGTATAATACATTACTATTGTTATTCGGTAGTATCCGATTATCTGATAAGTTAATATCCACACTAACTCTGCTCTCAAGTAATGGTGATACGTTTACCTTACCACTTAACTCTGTTGGATGTGGAGGGATCAACATACGATCTACCTTCACACTATTCACATAGATGTCAGCTACAAACTTAAAGTTAGGTTGTGCTACATTGGATGAGGTTACAATATACACCGCATCATTATACGCAGGGAATAGATTAGCCGGTTGCTGTCTTACTGTTATTGCCATTATTCTAAATTGAAATCAATTAATATCTCTCTGCCTAATGCAGTCGATAGTTCTTTACTCATGTTATCTAATATGTTATTGTCAAATGCTTCATCCACAAAGTTAGTCGGTTTGATACCCTTCTTTGATATGCTCCTACCGATTAGATATGCCAATGTTCTCAATGCTTTCTCCTTTGCTAATGGTTTCTTCCTCTTTACTAAGATACCTTTTGTATTCCTATAGTTATTCTGTATCCCCTTGTAGTTTATCCCTCTATTCGCTATGTGTTTCAACATCGCATTAATCGGAGGCATCTTTGCACCTTTCTTCCTTCCTCCATCAACATACTTCCAATAATCGAGCATACTAATCTCCATCACCATGTTGGTAGCAAACGATCTGATGTTAATCGATATGCTCTGTCTTAACATTGCCTGTGCTACCCTTTCATTCTTCTCTAATGAATCAGCTAAGGCATCAATGATAATCTGCTTATAGTTCTCTAATATCTTTCTCGGACTATCTGCCATTCTTCATCTGTTGGTCTAACTGCTCCTTAATATAATTCTGCTTATCCTTAAAGTAACTCAACGAATTTAAGAACTCTATCACATTCATCTCTAAGAAATACTCCCACTTCGTTCTATCGTTATTGCTTAGATTGTCTAAAGTATAATACCATCCCCAATGTTTGACAAAGCCAGGTCTCGTGACTTCTCCGCTTTCTTCATCTTCTTCATCTGCAATTCCAAAAAGTCGCTTGTACCTTTTATTAATCGCTGATAATTCGACAAAAAAAAACCACTCATACTAAATACCATCGGCATTCTCATGTTCTCCTGGATATACTTTGCTCTGTCACTTACTATCGTATCTTTCTTCTTACCATACCAATTGATCTCCTCACATAATACCGCTAAGAATGTATGCAGGTTATCGTTAATCTTCTCTTTATCCTTTACAAGTTCAGTTAAGTCGATGTACTGACCTGCTGAAATGTTTCGCATATTAAGAGTAAATCGGAATCGTTTCTTACCTATCCTTACCTTTGAATGTACCTTCTCTGCTTTTGGTTTCTCCTTAATGAATGCTAATCCTTGCAGCTTCTCCTTCAGCTTGTTTAAGGGAATCTCATCTGTGTAGTAAGCTATTGACTTATCTGTTAATGTTGCCAGGATACCGATTGACCTTTCGAGATCATCAGTATAATCCTCTTCTATCTCTTTACAAAGGGATTGGTACTGCTTAATGTTTATATCTTTCCATTCCATAACTATAAGTATAAGAATGAATCAATTTGTGCAACTTAAACAATATGATAAATACCGGAATGCTTATTTGTTTTTAGGGAATGGTATCCGATAGCTGTTGCCATTACAGCATCATCATGGAATCCATTTGGTGCTGAGTACCTGACTGATTTAGTCTTTGGATTATATTCGTATGTGAATAGTTCTAACTCCTTAATCAGCCAGTCTCTATCCAACATCTTTACATCTTTATTCTGATTCGCTACTACTAACTGCTCAATTATATCCTGCTTACTCTTTGATGTGGTAAGGAATGGTATAATCAAACCACTATCATTCACTCTATCTCTTAGCTGCTCGAAGATAGGATCACCGATACCATTCACCTCAACGAATGTCGAACAGCTAAACTCGTTTATTCTTGCTATTACCTTACCGATGATATTTGACCAGGTATCTTTATTCCACCTCTCAATGTAATGCATCTCTCCGGTCTCATTGAATACTGACAGAACAGTATAGTCATCCGCTCTACCAATATCGAGACCTGCATACATCCGATTGGTTCTCTCAGATTTAGTAATCAATGTAAGGTCATTGAATAGTCCTGCACCACCATCAACGAACTCAGCCATGTACTCCTGCCTAAAGACATGATCAGGTAATGTTGATCTCGCATCATCTATCTCAGTCGGATTGATTAATGGATTATCATACGATGTCATCTGAAATGACTTATATTGACTATTCTGATTCTCAAGGTTGAATATCTGATGGAAGTGATTCTTCCCCTTTGGTGTAGATATTAGTAGAACTTTCTTGCCACGAACAAGAACTGTTGCACGAAGCACCTCAGTCCATGCCTCATTGTCCATAAAAGCGAACTCATCACATACCAAATAGTCAAAGGTAAAACCACGAATATTATCATAACGCTCAGCACTAAAGAACTCAATAGTGCTATTTTTATGCGATGTGAAAGTAAGTTCAGTTCCGTTCTTACTCTTGAATACTTGTGGATTCTCTGCAAAGGCATTCTCTATATCTTTAAATACTTTTTTTGATTGTTTGTAGATTGGACTAACCCATCCTATCTTACAGTTCGGTACATTAAAAAACCAATATAGTACCTGATTGACAGCCAACAAAGATTTACCGAACTGTCTACCGATAGATAACACATAGTACTTATGATGTCCATTAGCTATCGATTCGTGAATCATCTGCTGATTCTGATGTGGACTGTACAGTTGCACCGAAAGCGGCTGTGACATTTGTATTAGTTTGGTTTACTTCTGATTCTGTCTTATCTTTCCAGTACTCCTTGTTTATGTTCTTTAATGCGAAGATAGCACCACCGAATGTAAACGTATCTAACTTCTTTTCGTATGCATTCTCTACAATAGCTATCGCCCTTGTTATTACGTTACTAAAGATATCCGTTTCATTATCTATATCTCCATTCTTCCATCTCATTAATGTAGTTCTTGAAATTTCTAAATAGATACATAAACCTGTAATAGTTATTACCTCTTTCGCTTCAACACACCAATCAAAATAAGCAGCACATTCATTATGCAGTTCTAATGCTGTTGGATATTGCTTTGGTCTACCATAGTGGTGACCTAATGCAAAGAGATTGTTTTTTGGTGCTGCCATTATGCTGTTGTTAATGTTGTTCCGCAGTATACTTCTTTGTTATAGCCATAAGTTTGATATATTGGAACATATTGACTATAAATATATTCTTTTTCAGTTTCCATTAACTTTAATGCTTCTGAAAATGTAATACTTTTATCGTTTACAAGTTTTTCTAATAACTTAATCTTCTCTTGTTTATCCATTATATTAACTTCCCTATTCCTTTTAACTGATTAACTACATCAATATTATTATCGTAATGTGTTCCGATGTTTAAACTCAATACCTTTTTAATCTTTGCTTTATTGCTTCCGGTAGCGAATACTCTTCTCAACGGAATACCTAACTCCTTAGCAGTACTTAACATATTAGCTACAAAATGTCTCGCTGATATGATATAGACTGTTTTACCTTCTTCTATCATTCTCTTTGCAAGTTCTTTACCTTTATCTGTTGATATAGTACCATCATAATCAAAGGATACCTTATTCTCATCTGCAAAGGATTCCTTCTCATTCCATTTAGAATAACAGATTGCAGCAGCTTGTTCCTTGTCAGTCCCTTCATTAATCAGAATCGATATGCAACGAGGAATAAATTCGCTCTCATGTTCTCCCTTACTTGGTGTCGGCATTCTGTTTTAATTTAAGTTTAATCATTGCCATACCTCTTCTAATAAGATTAGGTTTGCATTCTTTACAGATGAACGAAGAGCATAACTCACACCATTCACATTCTTTCGGAATGATATTCTGATCCATTATAGCACATACTTTACAGATTGTTATCATGCTACCTTACAAATTGTTATCTTTTTCATATTGTATTAGTTCAGAATGTCTGTTAAGTAAGAACTGGCTGATGCAGGAAGGACATGATCTGTCTTGACCTCTTACACCATAGTAATTAAATAACCCATCTAATCCTCCTATACATTGTCCTGAAGTAACAAAGAGATTTATAACCCCTCTATACTTCTGACATTCATTGTATTGTTCCTCTGTCATATTATAGTATATTATTTATTGATTTTGTGCAATATTTATGATACAATTATGTAATCTCCGAATCTCTCCCCTATCCATTTAGTAATATCTATCTCATTACTTAACGCTGTTGCCCATGCTCCATCCGTTTGTACTTCAACCTTATATTTGAACTTACTAAACAATGGTCTCACTTGATAATCACCTGCACCGATTGGTTCTGTATCATGGATCACTAAGATACCGGATGTATTCTTATAGTTCTCAATAGTTACTTTGCGTTCTTCTCCTGGCGATTGGTCGATGAATATAACAGATGCTGTCGGATAGTTAGAATATACTTCGTTCCAATCTTTGATAAGATAGCTTTTGTGATATGAATTTAGGATTTTATCAAACTTTGACCTCCACTCTTGATTATAATCGAAGGAAGATAGTTCTCGTTTATACTTTGTAGCATATTCATTTAGTAGAGGTGTAGAACCATATCCCATCCCTAACTCCATGATAGAACCTTCAGTCGATTCCATTGCTTTAAATAATAGAGGATAGTAAGCTAAGTCACCACCACTCGCACAAAATTGTTCTCTCATAATGTTCCGTATATTGATTCGTATAAAGATATAAATTTATTTATTTTATCTGGATGTCTGACATTGTTATTCTCACAATGAGCATCGATTAATTCTCCTTGAATCATTGCCATGCTATTACCTCTATCAATTCGACCATGAGCGAATCCATTTGATTGTCTGCCTCTTATCTTATGATCAATATTATATCTCTTCAATCGGTCAGTTAGTAATGTCCAGTCATAGTTCCACCATTGCTCCCATTCTTTCGACATTGTGATGTATGAATACTCTGTTGCATCTCGCATCATGTCAGCTTCAGTATTATATGAGCATTTCATTACTTCTTTCCATTTGCTGCCCAACATAGCAGTATATCCCATCGGGAAGTAAGAATAGTCTGTAAGGTCATGACCATAGACAGTAATGTTATTACGATCAGGATTCCAATAGTCAGACAATGGTATTAAGTCCATATCGCAGGTCATAATCAAAGCATCCATAGGAAGATAGTTAGCAGCATATAATCTACTCGCCTGTGCTACTGTTTCTGTTCTTAGTTGACTAAGCATTGGTAACTTAACAACGATTGTACCTGGTGAAGAAAGACCTAATTGATTCGTATCAACATCATTCGTACACATTACACAAAGATTCCATCCTAACTTATTCCATGCCTTCTCTTGATATGGAGCATAAAAATAGTAATCGGGATTATTGTTTGTCGATATTACAACGTATCGTTTCATCTGTGATTCTTCCATAAGATATAGTTATTGTTATTGTTTTAAATCCATCTGTAATAGTTAGTAGATGTGCATTGTCTGTACTATCCTGCATCTCAATCGGGATAACTTGTACTGAAATTCCATCTATATTAATGACTGTTCCGTTCAATAGCATCCGTTTTTAACCCAACTAAATAAGTCAGAATAGTCCTTTTCAATCTCTATTAAGTCCAGGAACTTATCAGCATTTTTATTTATAAATCTGCTCATCTGTCCATTGTAATATCCTGCACTACCGATATGACCGCAGACATCATTACTCTCTTTGTATTCAATAGGAATATTTACTTCAATATCTTGAATCTTACTGTGATAATCAGATAGGAAGCTATTCGGCATCCCTAAACAATAATGTTGAGTAATACTATCAACACCTTTCTTAGCAAAACAAGGATAAACGATGTGCGTTAAGAATGCCTGATCATTACCCTTTCTGCTCCAATCATACCCCGATTCTTTTCGTATTAAATCACCCCATGTTCTTGCACCTACCTTATCCATAAAATACTGAGGTCTGAATCCAATCATACCCCCTAACATCGGAACATCATGACTAACACTATCAGTAATGGCATGAGCAGCTTTGTCTCTATTAATCCAATATTGAACTGCTTGTACTTCTCTATATGTTGCAGGACTATCTAAATCTCTACAAAGGATGTGCGTATAGTTTTGATTAAATGCCGGTCTTAATCTCCAAAGCATTGCCAAAGTTAAAGGTACTTTATCCTGATGTACTTCAAGTTTAATCGGCAATCTATCCAATAGACTTTTCCATCCTTCATAGGTTGATGTATCTGTTTGAAGTATTATGTCCCATCCTGGAAACAATAATCGATTCATTCTGATGTTAATCATCAACCCTCGCAGATATGAATTGAAGTCAAAGCAGTCAGCATTACGCTCACGCTCATAACCGAATAAAGAATAACTTATTGCTCCTCTCATTTGTTTGTTATAAATTTATAGTGATATAATACATTATCAATGTAGTGTTCTGTTTTAATCAATCCACTTGCATAAAGTTTATGAGCAAAGTCAGTATCTTCGCCATGACTAATCTCAGGATATGTTATTTGATTGGCAATAGATTTCTTAATACAGTTTAAATGATTAGGGAATCGTTCATACTTGATAACATTATCTGTTGTAGAGTAACTCTTATATCTGATTGAATGCTCAAAAAATTCGGGATTCATCCCATCCCATGTAATGATACCTCTCAATGAACAACAATCAACTCCTTTCTCTATTCCTTCCATCAATAAATCAATGTAGTTAATAGCAATGTCATCATCATCATCAATGAAACAAACATATTCACCTTTCGCCATTTGAATAAGTTCATTTCGTTTCGTTCCAATTGATTTCTTACCATCATCATATAGAGTAACTATTTCTACTAATCCGATGTAGTTACCTTTCTCAACTTGATCGAGCATCTTATCTACTAATGACATACATTGTTCTGCTCTACTTGATAGTGTAGGAATCAGAATTGATAATTTATAGTCCAAAATTTATTCTTTTACGTTTGTTAAATGTTATCTCATCAGCTACCCATAATGCTCTATCTTCTGTCTTAATACTTAATTCATCTTGTTTAGCAAGTCCCCATGCAGGATGAAGATGTCTAAATAATTGAACATTATCACCCATGTACTTATAGCATCCTAATTGCTTGGCTACAATGTCATTTTCAACATCTGACCATAAAGATATGTAATCGGGATGATAAATGTACTTAAATCTGTCATAATAATTCCTTCCTACAATATGCATGGTGCAGACATTACACTTCTGATTGCCATCATTAAAGTGAAGATACTGATTAAAGTCATTGTAAAATTCTGCACGAATAATATCATCGAATCCTTTCTTAGTGAATATCATATCATCAGACATATTAATAAGTATATCCCAATCATAATCAAACTCGTTAAGGTCTCTATTGATAGCATCAATCTTATTCTTACTGTTACCCACTACAAAGGTATGGTTACCATCTAATACCGGAAGAGGATACATACTTTGGTCATCTTTATCAACTGAGATCAGAATGTGATAGTCCTCTTTATTTACTATTTTATTCAATATAGAATCATACCCTCTAAGGAAATTAGAACGCCTTGATCTCGTAGTATATTTGAATAGGATCTTCATAATGGCAAATATATGTTTTTAATCGGTTCATTGAAGAATTTATCCCAATTATTTTTGATGTGTTGATTCCTCTCTAATATAGAGATTGAAGAACTATGAAATAAGTAATCTGAGTAATCCTTTGAATAGATATAGTTATCAGTACCATTCAGCATCGGATAGGCATGACGTTCTCCTAAAATTCGTATTGAATAATCTGCATGTTCAAAGCCGAAATGCATGAATTTTTCATCAAATGCACCTACCCTATCTAATGCATCCTTTCTAATATACATAAATACACCTCCACAATCATGATAGTAACTACATTGCCCATCATCAGATAACTGAACATGATTCTTATTTAGATATAATAAATGCTCTTTGTTTGAATTAATAAAGAACTCAATCCATCCATCATTAATCGGATAGCAGTCATCATCGAATAGGAAGATATGGTCACAATTCTTTAAATATCTGAGACATTCATTCTTTCTAAATGCTACACCTCTACGATCTTCATCGGTATCTGTTGCTACATAAAACTTTACATTATCTGTAAACGTATGTTTGTAGATATGCTCTAAACACTCCTCTAAACACTCAGGTCGATTGTAAGTAGTTATCCCTATTCCTATGCTAACCATCTATCGAATATCTGTTTGCGTTCAATGTTTACTATCTTAATGTCATACCTTGCCGATACATACTCAAATAGATTCTCTTTAAGATCTTCTACTTTGTTAGGATTCTTTACCAGGTACTTAATGTTATCCTTCCATTTCTTATCGGCAGATACTAAAACATTGTGCAGAGTAATATCATCACGATAAGGTATAACATTAGATACGATCACCGCTTTCTTTTTGAATCCTGCTTCGATTAGTTTAAGCTGCGATTTGTTCCGGTTAAATTCTGTGCTGATCAAAGGAACTAATGCCACATCAATTGAATCGTATAGCTTACCATAATCTAAGATAGGCATACCATTTAGTCTCATGTATGGCTCATCCATATCTTTGAACTCTAATACCCTGTTAGACATCAATAGTTCTCTATAGTTCAAGTTCAATAGGTGATACCCTCCAGTGAAGCACTGCTCAATATATTTGTAATATGGATTCGGTGTTATGTCACCCTTTGCATCCTGGTTAAAGTTATAACCTGCTGTCAATAGCTGCCATTTCCCTTTAATCGTTTCATCTTTATACAGCTTCATTAGTTCAGGATATAACATCTCTACATCAGCAATATGATGAACACCTGCTACATATCCGAATCTCATTCTGTTATGTGTTGTCTCTATCGGATTCGGTTGCCATTGTTCCTCCTCAGTATTAATGGCATTTGCTAATACATAGACATTATGATTGTATTCTTTTATTCTACTTGCTAAGTAATCTGTTGTAGTAGTAATAAAGTCAGCATCCTTTAATGCTTGTATAGTATTCTCAGCATATCCATTCCTCTTATACTGATCATAAAGACTGTGATTCTTTGGTAATACCCAATAGTCATCAATGTCAAAATGTACTTTTAATCCTAATCGTTTGTACCTGGTCACATCAGACTTGATCTCTCGCAGGAATGAAATACATTTAAACTTCTTTAAATAGTCATCAGTTAGTTCAGATTCATTATAAGTAAATTGTACTTCAATCCCTAATGATGCAAAAGGAACTATCTGCCGATGGTATTGCAGACCTGTTATTCTACTACTTGTTACAACTAATATCATATTCTGTCTTTATTTTTTCTGTTATATTTTTGACCATGTACTGGACTGTCTTAAACGATATACCCACCAATGCTCCCACCTTGCGATAAGTACCATGCTCAACGTATAGTTCAAGCAATCTAAATTCTGTCGGGAATCTCTTCTGTGCAATCTTCTTCTCTATCTTATTCATTAGTAACACAACATCAGAATGTATCTGATCAATGTTATCATCTTCGTATACTTCTCCATTTGTTGTTGTTTCGCAGCTTCTATATTTCTTGTAGAATGCCATGTGTGGCTGTGTATATTGATAGTACATGATCTTATAACAGTATATCTCTAATGTCTTTTTGTTATAAAGATTAACCAGATATTCAATATCCATCTCAGCAACGATAATCAACAGTTCAGATAAGAGGTCATTATATAGGTCATCTCCTTTTGTGATGCGGATTGCAGATGACTTGACAGCTTTAGAATTGTAGATAAACAGAAGAATATCGTTTCTTTTCACATTCAAAGATACCTAATAAATTAAGAAAAAACAGATATTTGCTAATTATTCCAAATTATTATGCATTTTTTCTGCCTCATTATCAGTTAGTTACAATTATTTTTATACACTTATGTCGGGCGTATGTAAATAAGATATACTTTTACAATATCAAAATCAAACAAACAATTTAAAACTTAAAATTATGAAAGCAACAATTAAGAATATCGTTTCAGAAGCAGTTAGCCAAGCTAAAATGGAAGCATCTATTTCTGATAGAACTATGATTTTATCTGATGTTAAATTAGAAATTAACTGTATTGTTGAATTTATTAAATTCGATAGTGAAATAGCGAAATCAATGTTTTTAGGATTCATTGAAAATGAATTAAGAAATGTTGCTCCTTTCTTATTCCCTGCTAAAATGCAAATGGATATAAACGGTAATTATACAACTAATTCTAATCTTTGGGCATAATGGAATATGTAATTAATTTACTTGAAAAAGATAAACATCTTTTAGAGAAATGCTTAAACGAATGGGAATGCTTAGAATATCCCTCAGCAAAAAAAGAAAGAGAAGATAAATTAACAGAAATAAACAAAGCAATAAAACTTTTAACCAATGATACTAATACAATCAACAGTTAATCCTGATCACAGATTCATAAGTTACTCTGCATGGATGAAATACATTAAAAACAGAAATAATCAAACCTTAACTAAAACCATTAAAAACTATGACAAAACAAGAAACACAAAACAAAATTAACGAGTTAGTTACACTACTTAACACATTAGATGTCGAAGGTATTACAGCTAAAATCTTTGTAGCAAACGATAACATTCTGAAGCTATTAGCCGCAGATTACAATGTTAAAGTTTACGAACCATTTGAGATGTTCGGCAATGAAGAAAGACTGTTCTACTTTAGTAAGGATAAAGTAACGATTCATGTAAAGAGCCAAATGAAGTACAGAAGAGAAACCATCTTAATTGAATACTAATGGAGAGAGAAATAAACTACGGAAAAGTCTTGGAGAAATCTATTAAGAAGAAAGGCATCAGTAAGAAAGCAATATCAATGATGCTGAATATCAGTCGAAGTACATTGTATTCGAGACTTAAGGATGGTGAGTTTACATTCTGCCAAATGATAATTTTAAGAGAGGAGAATTTAATATGAATTATGATGATTGGAAATTAGCAACACCACCGGAGAATGATACGAAATGTCATGAATGCGGAAGAGAATGTTCAGATTGGGATTTACACATATTAATTATTAACTTCAGAGCAATTGATGTATGTTCAGATTGCTTAGATAAACTAACGATAAATGACTAAAATAACACAAGCAAATTCACAGCAACAGGTATACGATTGCTATCTTAAAGGCATGACACCTGAAACAACAGCAAAGCATCTGAAGTTATCTTACAAGTATGTAAAGAATAAGTATGATGACTTTACTATTCATTCAGCTACTCTAAGAGGAAATGATAAGGCAGAACGCATCGGTCAGAGTTGGTCAATAGAAAGAGATTTATTCCAAACTATTGAGAATGATCCTACAGATAGCACAATTGATAATAAGGCATTCATCTGTTCAACTTTTTGTGCATGAAGAAAGACGTCCAGTGGTTACTACTTGTAATCTTAATTACCATGATCTATGCAGGAAGTTACATCAACAAAAGCAAAGAATCATCAGACCAGATCAAAGCAGTAAAGATTGAGTATGTTTTGAAGTATCAGCAGTATTGCGATTCAGTTACCATCTTTTGTATTAACGAATATGATATTGTAGGAAGATGCAAGAAATGATCGCACAACTAAAGGAAATACAAAAGACATTTCCGAATGCTCACATCCGGTATAATGCCGAAACAGATTCACACTTTATCTCTTATTTTAGTGTTAAATATTACAGTTCATTATTAATAAATTAATTACATTTACAAAAAACAAAAACTATGGAAAAACAACTAACACATTGGAAAAAATTACAGAATCCGTTATACTTAGGATCGTATGACTTTCAACCTGGCGAGGAACGTATCGTAACAGTTAAAGATGTTAAACGAGAAATGGTTAAAGGTCAGGAAGGAACTGAAGAACATACCATCGTTCACTTTACTGAAGGTTACAAACCAATGATCATGAATGCCACCAACAGTAAAATGCTGACTAATCTTAGCGGATCTCCTTATGTAGAGAAATGGATTGGAACATCATTTAAGTTAGTGGTGATTAAGATTAAAGCATTCGGAGAGTTTATTGATGCATTGCGTATTAAATCTGAAAAAGTAGTTAAGACATTGCCGGAACTTACCTTAGACAGTCCAAACTTCATCAAAGTAAAGGAAGCAATTCAGTCAGGCAAGGCAACAATCGAGCAAGTAGAAACAAAATACAAATTAAGTAAGGAGGTTAGAGATGCGATTATTTAAGATAAGATGCTCACAGATTGGACAAATAATGTCCAATGCTAAGGTTAAAGGAGAACTATCAGCAGGATGCAAAACGTACTTAGAGAACTGGTATGCCAATGATAAAGAAGAAATTCATTCAAAATACTTCGATAAGGGCAATATGGTAGAGAATGAATGTATTGACTTAATGGCATCTGTATTAGATAAAGGAATAGCATTTAAAAACGATGAACGTAAAGAGAATGAATATTTAATTGGTACTTGTGATGTTCAGCTTGATGATTGTATTGTTGATGTTAAGTCGGTATGGAATAGAAAAGGACTTCATGCAGCTTGTAATGGACTTGACAAGGATTACGAGTGGCAGCTAAGAGGATACATGGAACTGTATAATAAGCAAAAAGCTATTCTGTTCTATGGATTATGTGATACACCGGAAGAATGTAACTATGGTACTGAGGTGATCTACTCAGATATGCCGATTGAGGAAAGATGGATTGCGTATAATGTGGAATCAGATTCCAAATTAGTCCAGGAGATTATTGACAAGGTTGTCAAATGCCGAGAGTACCTTGATGAGTATGCAAGTAAAATTAATAATAAATTAGGTAAAATTAACTAAAAACAAAAAAAAATGAAGCTACAAGGCAAAGTAAAGTTAGTCGGACAAACAGAACAGGTATCCGATAAGTTCAAGAAAAGAGAATTGGTGATTACCACCAATGACAATCCAACGTATCCGCAGCACATTTCTGTACAATGTACGAATGATAAATGTGTTATGTTAGATAATCTATCAATCGGAACAGAAGTATCCTTAGAAATCAATTTAAGAGGCAGAGAATGGATGAGTCCAAAAGGCGAAGTAAAGTACTTTAATACTATCGAATGTTGGAAAGTAGATGTAATTGGTTCAGCACCGGTAGTAAAATCATTATCTGCTCCAATACCCGATGACCTTCCTTTTTAGTTAATTAGCTGATAATAAGACTGCTAATGAAAATTAGCAGTTTTTTTGTTACACTTCCATTACACATTCATTACACATTGAAAACACATTAAAGTATTAATAATCAATAAGTTAAGCTAAAATATTACACATTGCACATTGTTTTGAAAACTTTTTTAAAAAACAGCACCTTCTTTTTTTAAAATTTGAAATGATTAGAGAAATAATGTGTTAATGTGTAATAATTAGAATTTATAATTACATTTGCATCTCCTCAAAAATAAAACTATGGTAACAATATTTAAAGATTTATATACAACATCAACACCATTCTACAAGGATATCACATTTATTTTGGAAAGGATTAAGACTGGTAAGAGTAAAGACCTGGTCGAAGCCATTAGAAAGGAGAAGAATAAAGAAAAGAGGGATGCATTAAAAATTAAACTTCCTGCTATCTTATTCAGTGGAACATTCAGCAATAGGAATGCAAAAGGTCTTAAGGATCATTCCGGATATATCTGTTTAGACTTCGATAAGTATGAATCGGATAAGAAAATGACTGCAGATCGGAAGAAATTTGAGAAGGATGAATATACTTTTTCTGTGTTTACTTCACCATCAGGTAATGGACTCAAAGTAATTGTAAAGATACCTCCAGTGGTAGAGAACCATCGAGATTACTTTATAGCATTAGAGAAGTATTACAATTCTGAGAACTTCGATATTGCTTGTAAGGATGTGAGCAGAGTATGTTATGAATCTTATGATGAGAAGATATACATCAATCCGAAATCTAAGGAATGGAATAAATTTGATGAGATATTAGGATCATCGTTTATTGAAAATTCCCCTATAATAGTATTGGAGGATGAGAACGAGATTATAAGTAGATTAATAAAGTGGTTTGATAAGAACTACAACATGACTGCGAATAGAAATACCAATCTATTTATCTTAGCTTCTGCTTTCAATGAATTTGGTGTATCACAGGATAGTTGTAAATACTACTGCCAAAAGTTTATACAGAAGGATTTTACTGAGAAAGAGATAGAGAGAACCATCAGATCAGCATATTCCAAAGTATCGGCATTTAGAACTAAGTACTTTGATGATGATAAGAAGGTTATGCAGCTTCGTAAAGACCTTAAAAAAGGTGTAGGCATTGATGAACTAAAGAAGCAATATAAAGGAATCGATGTTGAGACCATACTTGAAAATACACCTACCGATATATTTTGGTTTATAACGAAGAACAATAAGATCGGTATTGATAACTTTAAGTATAAGACCTGGTTAGAGCAGAACGGATATTACAAGTATTATCCTGAAGGTAGTGAATCGTTCATACTGATCAGAATTGAGAACAACATTATCGATACAGTAAATGAGGTTAAAATAAAGGATTTTGTACTATCGTTCTTGTTAAAGCAGAAGGAATACGATGTGTATCAGTACATGACTAATCTACCAAAGTACTTCAAAGAAGATTTCTTGAATACCATTGACATCATTGACATCAGATTTAAGGAAGATACGAAGGATAATGCATACCTATACTTCAAGTCGAATGTAGTGGAGGTTTCATTGACTGGTATTAAGATTATTGACTACATTGATTTAGATGGTTTTGTATGGAAGAAGCAGATAATTGATCGTGAATACAAAGAATCTTTGTTTGAGGATTGCGTTTATAACAAGTTTATCTCATTGGTAGCAGATTGTGAGCAGGTAAGATACAATACAATAGTATCAGTAATTGGTTATCTGTTACATTCGCATAAGACATCAGCCAATAACAAAGCAATTATTATTAATGATGAGACCATCTCTGATAATCCCAATGGAGGAAGTGGTAAAGGATTGTTTTGTAATGCTTTAAAATATGTTAAGAAAGTTGATACGATTGATGGTAAGCAATTCGATTTCAATAAAAACTTTGCTTATCAAACATTGAATGCAGATACGCAGGTGTTAGTATTTGATGATGTGGAGAAATCGTTTAACTTTGAGAGTCTATTTAGTATTATCACTGAAGGTATCACCATTGAGAAGAAGAACAAAGATGCCATTAAGATACCAGTATCTCGAAGTCCAAAGATAGTGATCACCACCAATTATACCATTGGAGGTGTAGGAGGATCATTCGATAGGAGGAAATTTGAGATTGAATTTAGCAGCTACTTTAATGCTAATCATACACCTGAGCAAGAATTCGGAGGATTACTTTTTGATGGATGGGATGATAAAGAATGGAATATGTTCTACTCATTCATGATTAGCTGTCTACGTTACTACATGGAGAACGGATTGGTT